TGTGCAAAAATATATTGAATGGAAACGTCTTGCGTTCTTTTAAAAAAAGATAATAACGAGTTAGCAAGGGTTCGTTGTGTTGTCGATCCATGATAATACGTTTGCGATCTAGGCGTTCTAACAAATTGAGTATCATTTTAATCTTTCTAACAAAGTGTGTGCTGAGAAAAAGTTTTCAGTTAGTTGGCGTGTTTGTTTACGAATCTGTGGAATACGTGTGATGTAATTATCAATATGTTGCATGATTGCAAAACATAAATTAGGACGATGTACTTTGTATGCTTCAAAACTTTCAGTCCATACGCTAGGATACTTGAATGTATCGTAATACATTTCAGTATAGCTTAACCGATCCGGTACTAACGGTATAGCATCAACCACTGCACCTTCATAACAACTGATGCCCAGTGTTTCTTGTAAGTTGGCACTGAACACCATTTTAGCTTCGCCCAACAAATTATGATATTCATTCTTTGTCAGCTGTTGATCCTGGCATACTACAAATTCATATTGTGGCAAGTGTATAGCCAAGTCACGAAAGATATCAACCTGCTTCTCTGGCGCTATGCGATGAGGAAACAGTATAAGGTCACGCTTGGGCATGTTCTTGTATGCAGTAAGGGTCGACCCCATATATTCCATTGGCCATCCGCTACGAACAATTTTAGGATATTCACCTGCTAAGATCTCACCTAGCTCTTCCTCATACCAGGGATTTTCTGTTTGAAATCCGCCGTTGAGCAACTCTTTGTGGAATAATTCAATATGAAACTTAGTAGCAAAATAATTATGATCAAACGCATAGAAAAAACTTTGTTCTGCGTGTCTAACCCAAGGTTTATTACCAACAAGTCGTCCTAAAAAGTCTTGTGGGTCATAACTACCAGCATGCCACAAGCCGTGTGTTGTCACCGGGATGCCCAGTAACTCACTCATATACTTTAAGTTTATAATGCCCGGATGCCAAGCGTCAGTAAAAATAAAGTGGTCGCCAGGATGAACGGATCCGCTACAAAATAAACGGCCCATTTGCTCAACTTGTCGAGACTTGTATATATTGGTGCCACCAAAATTAAGAAAAGCACCAGGAGTAGTGGCTGTAGGAATATCCTCAGGGCCAGAGATAATTTGAACATTGTGTCCCGCCTTTCGTAAGAGAGCAGGCACATGAGTCTTCCACTGACCCGTGTACCTGGTTTCAACTGCTTCTAAATCAATTAGAAAAACGGTCATTTGTAGTGTGACGTGGATTCTTACCTAAGTAAGGTTTACGTTCCCCAGTAAATGGCTTTTTAGGTCTGCGTGATTTTTCATAATTACGCCAGGCCCAACTGTCTCTATTATAGAGGTATGATTCGTCGAAAGGAGCCATTTCAATACGGCACCAGTCATGAAAGGATTCTAAATCGTCAAAAATTTTGACGATATCGGGGCGGGTTTCGAAATAGTTAATTTCTTTGTAGTTCTTAGCCATTATAGCCTCTTCTTAATATTTGATAAAACTGCCATTTTCTCCGTCTTCGGAGACCTCAATCCAAATCTCTCGACCTGGATACTTATTGGAAATAGTGTCATACAAATCGTCTGACATCATTTCACAACTCTTATGATCTAGCGACAATACACCTTGTTCGCTAGAATACAACCTTTCAAGCCATCTCTTAAATTGGATGAACTCGATATCTCTGTCATTATGGGTAACACTAATCCAAACACGAAAATGGAAAATATGACGATGAGGATTAGCAAGAAACGATACATCATAGTAATCTCCTGTTGCTAGGTTAGGGTCTGTTGCTGCCGCCGGATATGCGTGAATGCCTTCTTTTTGAAATGTGACCCAGATCATTTTGTTAGGGCGGATGTCTTGTTTAATATTCATAGTGTTGTATCTTGTGTATATTGTTCCCAGTGGGTATATTTGTCTTTACCCATAAGGTCACGCAGTTGATGTGTCCATACACCGGGATTAGTAGCACCCCAAGTACGGTCGTCTAATTTAAGTGTTGCGTTATAATTAAGTTGATTAATATATGGCAGTTTGACACTAATCATTGGAACAAATTTGTCATATTCGCAATAACTAGATTCTAGGATACCTTCTATATGTTGCACATCAAAGTCTAAAGTTACCCAATAGCCTTGCTTTAAGAACGGTAAAATGACATCATCCCATGGTTTGTATTGCTCCTGGGAGATAGAGGTAGGATTAAAACTTTGGCTTGTACCAAAGTAAATATGACGAATATGTTTTTTTTCGTCTAACATTGATTGTGATTCTGCGACTTTAGCAAAAATTTCTTCAATAGGCGGAGTGCCTACAACAAATAGCGTAAACATACCATGGCAAATAGTATGTTCGACTTCATACCCTGTAAAGTATACGACATCTTGTCGTTCTTCAGTGTTTAGTCCCATATGATATAACCTCTGCTGTAACCGTTCGGACGATCCATACCATCCGCAAACGCTTGTTGCCACTCTATATTTCTATTATATGCTTTTGTCCAAAAAGAATCAACCTCTAAATAGCCGTTTTCAATCCAGTGTTTGGCAAAATGCATACACTTAATAAATTCTTCAGTGCGTGGACTAGGTCTTACAGTAGTAACGGCTTTCCAAAGCAAATGATCTGCTTCTGCTTTATTAATAGGCTTTCCAACTGCATCGATAACAAGTGCATCGTTATTTAGATTAATGTCAGTACCTAATTGATATTTTCCGCTAACATCGACAACTACATCATAACTTTCGGTAGTGCCCATTAACAGTCGATCTTTCCATAAATCCAAGTTATTAGACCCTAGAACATCTACTTGGTAGATGTATCCATTCAGTCGCATGGTATGATAAGCGACCCACGCAAGGAATCCACTGCCTAGTATAAGCATTTTGGATTCAATTCCTTGTTTCTTTTTAATTAATGTCTTAGCTTGGTTAATGAGATTAATACCGCATGCCACTGGTTCAAGTATAAACTTTGGATCGGCGAATGGAACACGTACAAATTCATTATAACGTACATTATAAAAGTCTGCATACGCAGGCTCTCCTCGTGTTGCAATGATATCTCCTACTTTAACTCCGAGAATACCTGCACCGACTTTAGTTACTTCGCCTAATCCTTCGTGACCTTGCATACTTAACGGCAGTGGTCCAAAATTACCTTGCATCATATCAATGTCACTGCGACATACACCAGTCATAATAGTGCGAACTTCGAGCTCTAATGAATTTGGCTCGGGTTTATCGTAAGATACTTCTTCGAAATAACCTTGCCCTGTTGTCTGTAAACATCTAACTATCATAGGGATTCTATTCTTTCATGTATCCATGTATCGATTATGTATTGATGTTTCCAAAAATCAGCTTCGTACATGTGGTCAACTGCTTCTTTAATCATAGATTCATACGCATCTTCGGGACACCAGCCTAATTCAAAACGCTCTATAGTACTATCTTCCATGGTAAATTTAATAGAACTATTATCTTCATGCATATTAGCCCAATCTGCTAGTAAAGTCCATTTACTACCAAATATTATATGGCAACGATCATCTACATCGTATGTTCCATTAGGGTTTATAGTTCCATATTCGGTACTTTTGATGCTTTCTAACGTATGTAATCGTAATGCTTGCTTTCCGGTTATTTGTTCTGATCGCCAATCCGGATTCATTGCCACATACAGGCTTAACAAATGTGGCATTAAATCTCTACTAACACCGCCGAACGCCAACTTTTTAGTAGTAAACCAACTACCGGGACTAGGAATACAGTTTTTTCTAGACCAAAATATATCTACAGTATTAGCTCGACTGGCTAATTCTTTTAGCTCGTTAACATTACTACGCCACATATTATTTTTAACCATAATAAAACGTGTTTGTGTAAACGTAGTTACTAGTTTAATCCATGTATCGCTAGTAGCAACACCGGGTTTTTCAATAAACACAATTTTAGTATAGGGCGCAACTTTAGCCGCAAGTTCAAAATGCGTAAAATTAGGAGTACAAATGTGTGCAGTATCAAATAAACCATGTACTAACAATGCGCTGTCAACCGAATCAAAATCTGCACCTTTGCTAGGATCTCGATCAACTGTAATAACTGTATAGCCAAGTTTTTCTAGTACAGTCTTATATAACTGTCCAATACCCATGCCTACAATAAGACTACGTTTGTTCATTTTTACTCTCTTCGTATTTTTTAAACATTCGAGTTACATCTTCCATACGTTTAGCAAATATGTCCGGAGCACCTTCCGATGCACGGTCCATATCCCAATCGCTAGGATAATGACGCAAACAACTTCTTGCTTGATCTTTGATTGCCTTTGGCACTCGAGGAGTAGTTAAGATCTGTAATAAAAATCTTTGAGTCTGTACTACTGCTCGGTATCTTTCATCGGGTAATGTCATGGACGCTGGCTTCCAAATCGTCTAGTTTATCAATTGCAGACTCGTCAAAATCTACTTCGTCATCTGATTGTACACTATCTGCACCTACTTCGTCAAACAATTCGAAATACTTGGTAGTGGCATTTACCGTTTTCTTACCAATGGCACCGCGTGTGCCTGGAATAGCTTGCCAAAATTTATCATAATAATCAATAATTGCTATCGCCGAATCTCGATCGGACGCACTAAAAATAGCATCTACTACATCTCTAAATTTATTTGGTAATGGAGAGTAGTCTGTAAATGGCTTTGGTATAGCTGTAGTAACATCTAACATGCCAGGACAAAGTCCAGCATCATATTGGCGATTGGCTTCTTGTACGCTGTTCAAATGCAACCATACATTATGGCCCATCATGATTGCGTAAGTAAAACTGTCCCACGATGTCTTACCTACCTTACCAATTTTGTTAATGTCATTTGGACCATAGATACAAATATCTTTAACTTCTACACCGTCCATTAATGGACTTGTAGTAAACGCTTCAAAATGTTTATCTTGCACTACGACATCTTGGAAGAGTCGTGTGTCTTGACTGTACTTTTTGTCATCAAGAGACGGCAACATTCTGTAGAGCCATTTTTCTTTGTTGGTAATTTCTGTCTGGACATAGATTTGACCGTTTGCTGTGGCAAGGAATGGCGAGGCGCAGTCAAAAGAGATGGTAAAGTTTTCATTATGATATTTCCTTATAGCTCGTTGAATGTCAGTTAATAACAATGCCCACTCTAATTTAGAGGTGCCTAAGAAGTGCATCCAATCCTGCTGGCCTTTTTCAAGAAGTCCATCAAATTTCAATGCCACTAATCTACGTAGTACTAGGTCAACATCGCACATATTTTGTCCACCCATGGCCCAACCGTTAAATGGTTTATCATATTTGGTTGGATCGCAAAAGTCTTTCATTTGCTGATACCAATCTTCTGCTTGATCGTGACTTTCGCCTTGCAATACGTTTAAGAACTTACAAGCACCTGTACGATGTTTGATCCAGTATTCATTATTGTATTTGGTTGCCGCAACAGCCTGCGGATAATTGCTAACACCACTATTTTTAGCACCAACCGGACTACGTCCAACCCATGCTGGAATATCAAGTACCATACCGTAATCCATTAGTGCGTCCATCCAAGTTAAAACTTGTTCACGTTTCTTTTGCGCCGCATCTAATTTAGCTTGATAAATTTTAACATGGTCGATCTTAGTATACTTTGGATTGCCATTCTTATCTGTTTTAGGATGTCCTGTTGGATGTACTTGCGGAACTAGTTCGATACCTCGAGCAACTGCTTCAGCCATACGTTGTGCAACTACTGGTCCGTTTGGATCATTCCATTCACCTTCCCACACACCTTTACCAATTTGGAATCCGCCTGAATCGCCTAATACCCAACTAGTTGTACGATCTCTGTTACGAAACATATCTTCACTTGGATCGGGTTTAGTTAAATCTAAATTAGCATGGCCCGCTGAATATAAACAGTGGTCAAAGTAAAACGCCGCATTAGGATTTAGATAATTCATTGCTTCAATACCTAAAGGTCCAAAGCTAGCAGGAATACGAGCTGGATCAACATAGTTGCCATGCCTTTGTTTGCCTATGTACGTGCTGTAAAAACCACTTGTTGCTGGTAAAAAATATGCGTAATCGCTTTGATGTGCTGTTAAGTTTTTATTCATGACACCTTTGTTTCCAATTTATCTAATATTGTAGCATACTTGGCACCTGGATCGCTAGTAAATTGATCATCAAACGCTGTTGAGCTTGCACTTTGCGAACTACACCAAATAGTATTAGGCGGTGGACTACCTGTACCAGTAGTAGGCCATGCTAATGGCGTTGGAGGATAATATGGTCCTAACGGAACTGGCCCAAACGGAGTTCCGGCACCCCCAGGCGGCACATACGGAGTAGGTTGTTGTGGATAAATCTTATCACCTTCTATACGGTCAAGTCTGCGAATAATATTTCGTTGATCCTCTAATACTCTTTTCAACGGACCCTGACGCATACCTGCTTCTTTATCTTCAGCATTGACAATAGCCGCAATCATCAACAAGTTTTTTAATGCTCGTTGTACGGCTGGATTATCTGAACTGATAGCAGTATCAAATAAATCTACAAATGTTTCCAAGTCAAAATCTGCTTGGTCTTTTTCTCTTGCGGCACCCATATATTATCCTATCAAATGTTGTGCTAATACCATACAGCTAATCCAAGCCCATATAGTGTTAAAACCTACTAGTGTAGGTAGTAGTTTCTTTTCACTAGCCCAAATAAGTGTTAGACTTGTTGCTAGTGTAAAGAAATACAACCACCAAACACTTATTCCAAAAATTAAGCCTGGGACAATAATACAGGCCTTGGCCGCCCAACTCAAGAGCTCAACAACATTATAGTTGGTCCAATATTCCTTTGTGAACCACATGCCGTAGCATTCTCTAATTTTATTAAAAGTGATGTGACGATATACTAGGACTATCAATACTGCCCATACTCCACAGCCAACTAATATTTGATTTAATGTCATTTTCGATTGATCTCGTGTGATAATGTATTCAAGCTATTTTTTGTTCGAACACGTTCACGATCCAAATAATCGAGTCGACTAGCTAGTTGTTTTACAAGATTTTCTAAAAAGAGAACCTTGCGTTCTAATTCAATTATTTTTGGATCTACTTGGCTCATTTTGCTTGTGCTGGAAGAATATAGTTGTATTCAGCAAGCCCACTATCCACAGTAACTTGTAATGCACCGTGATCACTGATACGCATAGTTAGTTCACCTGACAAGTTTAAAATACTGATAAGTTGCTGTACAGGCCATGCCCAAGGTTGCTTTAGTTTTCCAGTAATACCGCTTTGGAATACAAAATTACCTGCGTGTGTACTAGCATCACCGAAACTAAACACCAGATTATTATCTTCTGTCTTAACTTGGAAAGTAGATTCTTCAGTATGTGCGGCCGCTTGGAATTTAAAACGCTGTAGGCTTGCAACAGTTGGTTCAAATTCAATAACCCATTGTGCGCCTTTGAACTTGACAGATTTCATTTGCTCAGTAATAATTGCTTCGTTCATAAAACGATAATCATTTTTAAAGTCGCCGGTGGCATTTTCAAAGTGCAAACCTGTTGGTATATCTTCACCATTACGTTGTTGTGTAACAACATCAATGCTTGCACCTTCTTTGTATTCTGGACACTTCAGATGCAAGTCTAATTTATTCAAATTAGGCATACCAAACACGCCCGTGAATACCGGCACTGCATTTTTAGTTTTTCCTTGTAGGATAACTGAACGGTCTTCAGCCATGCCTTCAATAACTGTTTCACTGTCATCACTGCTAATCTTAACGATTGGCAAAAATCCTAGTGAGTGTGTATGTGCTACTAGGTCTTGTAAAATATCTTTCATATGATTCTCCTTATGTGTATTATATTTAGATTTTCGTTTAAAGTCAAGAGATTTTTCTTACTTTGTTGTTGTATTGGATAGCGAATTCTACCAAACTTGGAACTGCATCAACATGCTTGGCCCAATGTACTAGTGCTTCTGTATCTTTGGGGAAACATGCACCGCCAAAGCCTCGACTATTGTCGGGCCCTGGAACTAGAGTATGTCCTGATCCAATTCTTGTATCCTGACTTACAATGTGTCTAACTGTGTCATAGTCGATACCTGCTTTTTGACACAGATCAAAAATTTGATTAAAGAAACTAACTTTAAGTGCAAGGAATGAGTTAGCAGTATATTTGACCATACAGGCTTCTTCTGCTGTACAATTGAATACTATTTTACAATTAGGCAATACTTGCAAAAATAATTCATGCCAAAAACTTTCTGGATCTTCTCCACCAATTACAACATACTTTTGATTTAAAAAATCTTGATCTGCTGTTTTAGCTCTTAAAAATTCTGGACTATAACATATACTATGATCTGGATATAATTGATTAAATGTATCAACTACTGCTGGAGTAACGGTGCTTTTAACGAGTACAGGCATGTATATTGGAACTTGGTCCATTACGTTTGCTAAATTCTCGGCGATAATACCGTTCTCTCCAGTAGGAGTGTTGACACAAATGACAATAGCATCAGCATCTAAATGATATTTTATTTCATTTGTAGTATACTGTGGATCGACAATAACAGCATGATGATGCTCTTTAAGAACATTAGCAACCGCTTTGCCAACAAACCCGTAACCTGCAACTATTATTTTCATATTAGAACTCAAATAAATTATTAAAAGTATTCTTTTCTTCTGTACTACGAACGTCCCAGTTTAGTACGCCAATCAAGTTATCCAACTTGTTGTCAATAATAGTCTGTTCCATTTCTGCGTGATCAAATGGCAAATCTTTAAACCATTGTGGCAAACGCAATTCGTCTACTGGATATGCAACGCTAGTAAATCCAAGCGGGTTAGTTTTCAATTTGCAAACAATAACTTTAGCACCGTCTGTAATGTTCATGCTGTATTTGTCATCAAACATACGCTTTAGTGTATTCCAATTAATACTAGCACGTACATGTCCTGGCATATTGGCCTTACCGGCTTTGGCTTCTTTGGCTTGATATTCCGTAACTTTGTTTGCACGTTTAGGCGAACCTTTCTCCCATCCAGGTCTAGTTTTAAATCTTAGACGGAATTCACTGATTGCATCTAAAACTTCTTGTTCAGGCTTACCCATCAGTACCATTTCAAGTACATCACTTAAAAAGTTTTGAATAAATTCTGGAGTATCACTACGCTTTAGATCCAAGCCCATGGCCTTGATCTTACCTGGCTTACCATCTACGTCTGCACGTTTGCCTTCTTTGTCGTAATACAACACAGCGTAACGCTTCTTAGTAATAAACAAACTTTTACTTCCAACAATTTCTCGACCTGCTTTGATAACTTCTCCACGTGTCTTTGGACAATGGAATGTATCCAACATAAACTGCGGGAAAGTAGTATTAACTTCTTCGCCAATGTTATCATACAGTGCAATTACATTTTCTTTAGACCATTCGATATTGCCATTGTCAATATCTTTTTGTAGTGTCTTAAATGCTGAAAAATAACAGGAGTCAGTATCACCGTAGATAATTGCCTTACCACGATAATCATATTCGCCGGTTACAATCTCATTGACCTTACCTGCCATATGTTTAACAATTTGTCGACCTGTTAGTGTAGTCGACTGCCCAATACGCTTATCAAAAAACCTGCAACCGCTGTTAAGAATGGCACCATACAAACTATTAAGGTTAATCTTTTTGACGAGCTGTCGCTTGTCCCAGTATTCTTCTTCAATTTTATTCCCTGTTTTAATACACTCTTTGAGCTTGGCCTGCATCTCTTTACGTTCAGCATACCAACGCTTTAACAGTCCAGGGATAATACCTTCTTTCTCATAAGTGAAAATTGTGCCGTTAGCACTTAACATCCACGGCTGATGGCTGTCAAATATTAGCTTATACACTTCAGCCGCACTTAGCACATCGCTATCGCCATTTTCCCAGTCGATAGTAATTTCAGTTCCAATCTCTTGATTCATTACTGCTGTGTATTCTACACTGCCAAACATACCTTCCCAAGCGGCCGCAAAACTAGAGCCTTTTGCCATCTTATTTTCGATATATTCATCAGTCATTGTTTGTCGCAACTGACCGATAATAGTTTCTGGCCCCATGTTAAGTGCTCTAATGGCACTAGGATAAAGACTGTTAATATCCAGGGACCCAACCCAATCATGTATTCCTTCTTTAGGAACAGCCACATACGCACCAGCTGCCGCACTGTTCTCCCTATCATCCATTTTAGTACGATTAGGAACTTGGAAACCTCTACGATGTGCTTCGTTGATAATAGCTTGTTCAGTTACAGCCACGGCCCCCATTGTAGTTTGTAGCAGTACTGTGTTTTCATGTGCTAGTGTGTTGGCAAGATCTAAGAATTTCAATTTCTTATCCAGATCGTCGAGTAGTTTACAGTCATTGATGTTGTATTCTACAAATGTACGAAAGTCGTTGTTGTATAACTGATCTAATGTGCCTTCATACTGTGTCTTACGTTGACCTAGTTCATACTCGGCAATAGCATCCAGCCTATATGAATGTCGTTCTTCATATGTGTACTTACGATATAGTTCAAGATAATCCAAATGTACACGGCCTATAAAGTCATATGTTGTGGCAAGCCGGCCAAACTTTTCATATTCACGTTTCTTTGGCAATTGATCAAACAAACAGAACCGACGGGTATCTTCTTTGCTTAATACTTTGGTAATACGGTTAGTTGTGTATGGTACGTCGAAACCTTCGCTGTTCCAACCACTTAATATATCTGCATCTTTGATCAAGTCTAAGAACATGTCTAACAGTTCACCTTCTTTTTCAAACAAGTATGTATTAGGAAAGTCTTTGACCATTTCTTTGGCATCCTCCATCTTAACACCCTTTGGAGGAATGGCCAAGCATATCATAGTTTCCATCCACTGTAGGTAAACTGCAATCGCAGTGATTGGCATAAATGCATCGTCTGGACTAGCATAGCCACGCTCTGGATCAAAGTCTACCTCAATATCGAAAAATGCCGCATGTAGTTTTGGAGCATCTGCGTTAAGATAGTTTTCGCTTAGGCACGAAAAGATTGGATTGATGTCGCTTTCAAATAACTTTTGATTGCTGTGTATGGCTTGTTCTTTGCGTAGTTCTTTGGTACTTTTAACTACAATCTTGCCAAGAGGATCGCCGTAAATGCTTTGATACTTACCGCGAGGGTCTGAATAATAAAATGTGTGGCGTACAGGAATATCTCTAAATTCCCTTTCACCTTTCTTGTTGCGTTCGACTACTTTGATAACGTCATTATCACGGTCAAACCATGCGTCTACATAGCTCATTGATTCTCCTATATGTCATTTTGGGCTGACAAACACCTATTGTGCGGTTTATGGCCCGCCGACCTTTCTTTATATACTTATTTAGATACGTTTAGTAATATCTAAAATTGCTTCAATTTCTGCGAAATCTTCGTTATGCTCACTCCAGTTACCTTTGTGTGCAATTTTAACTGCACGACTGATAACGCTGGGTTTGACATTAAGTTCTTCTGCTACTGCTTTGATTGTTTCTTTTAAGCCTACCGATAAATCTTCAATTTCACGAAGTACCGTAGAACCTTCGCTGATTAATCTTTCTAGTTTTGCCTTTTCTTCTGCACCGTATGAACGTCCTGACATGAAATATCTCCTATATTGCCTATTATAAACTAATTATCTTGCTGTGTCAAATTTTTGAGGTGAAAATGGCAAACCTTAGTTTGCCATTTGTTATTACCTAATCTGTTTTGTTGCTGTGTTATTTATATCACCGCCCCTGTCCGGATTTATACTGCCATTGTCAATGCCTGCCTTTAATTTAGTTACATCAACGTCTGGCCCTGTCATCCAGTCTGGAACTTTTTTGTCATTTGCACCATTAACTGGTTTGTTACCGGTGCCACTTTGTACTGCTGGAAGTTTGCCAATTAATTTTTCAATATCTGCTGTTAATGTAAGATCTAGAGGATCGTCTGGGAACGCTTCGTTGTATTGTCTAATTAAATCTTTAAGTTCTTCGACATCTGGATCGACTTCAGGTTTATCAGCTGTTTCTGGTTTATTAGGAACAACTGGAGGAACAACTGGAGGCTCAACTGGAGGATTAACCGGAGGATTAACCGGAGGATTAACCGGAGGCTGAACCGGATCATCAGTTTCAGTAGTAATATTACCAGCATCGTCAAACATATAGTGGAACGCCGCTAAACTTACTGCCGTCACTAAGAATGCCCTGCTATAACTCCACTTTCTTAATATTTTGCTATTCCAAATGCGAGAAAGTATACCGGGCGCCTTTGGAGTTATTGCAGCCAACTCAGCAACTACAGCTTGTTCTGCGATAGCACCTGTTGCGCCTTGTGATCTAGCTACCGCTGTAAACTCTGCTTGTGTTACTTCTTTGCCAGCGATATTGTAAGTGTTGTAAGTATTATGGGTAGTATTACTTATACTACTTCCGTTTTGAGCAAGTTGATTGCCGTTACCCACAACTTGTTGTGTATTGTTAGTTACTTTAAGTGGTCGACCTTGAGCATCAAACCCTGGCTTATTAGCCTTGCTTGGATCAGGTAGCGGCTCTGGGCTAGTGTTAGTCTTAACCGGAGGTGTTGGAGGTTTGTTACCATTCAATAATTTTGCTTCAGCTGCCAACTCATCGGTAGTTTTTACAACTTGCCCACCGGTTTTAGTATCAACTGCTAACCAGCGACTACCGTCTTTAGAAAGTTTAGTATATCTCAAACCATTGATTTCAATTTGAGCCGTGCCTGCTTCCAATGCTTGCATACCGCCTTTAACGAACGGTGCTAGAGCTTCAGCTTCGGCAGCACCGATTCTAAACAGTGTCCTTAAGATTGGTACTGCCGCTTCTACATATTCATTTAATTGGCTAGATTCTATAGATTTTAAACGATTACGCAAATAGCTCATGCGCTCTGCTTCGCTCATGCTTGAATAAGTAATAGATTCCGTAACTTTAGGAGTAATGCTTAATAATTTAGTAATGCTATCGGCATCACTAGTACCATTCTTTTGAGAATACGCTTTAACTGCCGCAACAGTATCTTTGCCAAATCTTCCGTCATCTTTATGTACGCCAACACTAAAACCTGCCGCAATAAGTTTTTGTTGCAATGATTTAACGACTGGATCCGAAGGCCCAGACATTCCTGCACCTGCTTGGGGTATAGGATTGTTTTGTTGTTGCTGACTATTTTGTTGCTGACTATTCTGTTGTTGCTGACTATTTTGTTGCTGACTATTTTGTTGCTGACTATTTTGTTGCTGACTATTTTGTTGTTGCTGATTGTTAGCGTTTGGTTTATTTTTATTAGGTTTTTGTTGGCCGTTAGGATGAGTTTTCAACCATTCGAGTTCATTATCTTCTTTGCTCTTATTAGAATAATGATTACCTGCAAATTCAGCACCTGCTAAACCTATCTGTCCAGCCGCATTGACTAATCCTGAACCAGGAACCAATGTGCCTAATGCTACACTTCCGAGTATCTGTCCGCCTAAATACAAATATGGACTACGTTTTTTAATTTCTTCTGTATGTTTAAATTCGTTGTGTAGTTCATCTGCAAATTTAGTCCCGTGGTACAATGATTTTAATCCAGCAACAATATGATCATTGTAGCCTAGTGTAAGCCCGGCCGCGGATCCTGCACCAAAATCGCTAACACCTTGCCAGAAACCACCTTTTTCTTTAGGTTCTGCTTTACCGCCTTCTAATAAAACTGCAACATTGAATGGTTTATTCTCACGATTGCTCCATTTGTATTCAACTAAATCGCCAGCTCTATCGTAATATAAATGGAATTCTAATAATGTATTACCACCTTCCCAATGCAAATATGTACGTTTGGTTAGTCCTGCGGTATCGCCTTTGCTTTCTTTAATGGTTTTGGTAGCAGTTTTTGCTTTGATTCTAGCAACTAGTCTAGTAATTTGTTCAACTAATAGATCTCTACGTTGGATGTATTGTTTATACAATCCTTTAAATTCCACAACGTCGTCATCATTTTGTACATCTTTAACTTGTGTCATTACGTCTTTGATATACTTGTGATCGTCACGACTAATACTTTCAATCAACTGCTTGAAGTTATACCCAAATGATTCTGTCAACGCTCGTGCAAGACCTGCATTTAATGATTCACTAGCACCTGGTGCGACTGCTTTAGGAGCTTCGACTGCTTTAGGAGTCGCTGTCTTAAAAGTTTCTAGTGCTTTGTTAATAAAGCCAGTTGCCTTGTCAATTGCTTGTTCTCTTTTACGAACGTTAGTTTGTATATCGCCCGCTTCTTTTTCATCCATGCCCATGTTGCCTAACAAGTGGCTGGTTTTTTCTTTAGCGGCATTAGGAATTAAACCATGATTAGCCAGTTGTTGAACTTCTGCTTTGTAAGCACCAATCCAAGCGGCACTGCCATTTGTATCAATAAAATTACCAGTAACTGGGTCGAACATACCTGCATAGCCGCCAGACTTGGCTAACTTAGCCAATGCGGCATAGCGTTGGCTTTTATCAGTAATGTCAGCAGTTGCATCCACATCTTTAATGTGAGCACGTTCTAGCAGAGAATTTTGCTCTATTCTTTCTAAATTTTCTAATAATTTTTTAAAGTCCATAGTGTTCTCTTAATCGTTTACATCCTGATGACCATATTTAACAAAGTCACTGACTGTTTGAATATAATCACTAGCTAGACCAATTTTTGTTTGGACCCAAGCATCTAATTGTGTATCAGGTTCTAAATGTTTTGCTAATTCTAATGCGTGATGCGCCATGCTAATCAATTGCTCACGAGCCATGCCGCCTTCTGCATCAATGCCTTCTGCTACACTTTGTTTTTTATCATTGGCAAATTCTTTTTTAGTGGCACTAACAATGCCTTTGAATCGTTTATCAGCACGTTTAAAATCTCCCGCTTTGTCTGCGGCCCTAGCATCAGCACCTGCGGCTTTTTTATAGTCGCCTAACACACGATTACTAAGTTCATCAACACGTGATTCTTTTGCAAGTACACGATCTGCAACACGGCGAGCCTGTTCACTGATAATTTCTTTACGTACGGCTTTTTCTTCTAACAATTCTTCTTCAGCTTCTACAACATATCGTTGAAACAAACTGGACATTGCTGTCTTTTTAACTTCTTTAATTGGCTTTAATGCCGCAGTCTTTACTTCGGAATAATGTTGCATGGCCATTTGTACTGGCAAAGTAACCTTATGTGGACTAGCACCTTCTGTAACCACTTGAAGAAATTTCTTCATGTCATTACCGCCTTCTACAGGTTTGGTGGCAACGCCGTCCATTGCCTGTAAAATGCGTTTCATGTCCATTATATTATCCGTTTAAACGTGTCATCAAAGTTTTCATACGATCAAACTCTGTGGACTCTTTGACAATACCAACTTTCTTTTCTTCTTTCTTAGAAACTTTTTGGCCTGCTTTTTCTTCAGCTTCTACTTCAGCTTTTTCCAACCACTTTGGTTTCTTCTTACCAGCTTCTAGTAATGCCTTAGCACGAGCGATACTTTCACGTACTTTTAGTTTTTCTGGGCTAACAGTTTCGTCGACTTTTCTTTCAGCACGTAATTTTTTAAAATCATCGCTGTCTAGTTTACCATTATGGTTTTTATCTAGTTTCTTTTGGCCGCCTTTTAATTCTTTGGCTTCATCATACTTGTTATATTTGGCTTTAACTGGCTCAAGACTTTTACCTTCTTTACCGGCTTTAGCAAGTGCTTGCATACCATCCTTACCATACTTCATCACGCCTTTAGCGGCACGACTCATAGTTTGTTTAGCTTCATCCACTTTTCCATGCACTGGGCATTTTGCTTTGCCCTTGTCTTCACAGCAACATTTTGCTTTGGCTTCGTCTACTTTGTCACGGTTATCAAACTTTTCGCTGTTTGACATTCCCCATGTCTTGGCACTTTTTGGAGACATCTTTTGTGCTGGAGCTTTTTCTTTCTTCTCAGCGGCTGATTGTGCTTTAGCATGGCTCTTGATACCCTTGCCTGACTTGGCATTAGAAGCCATTTCATCACCGTCATCATGATAGCTGGTATTCTTGTGTATAACACCTGTACTAGTCTTTGTTAGTTCGCCAGTACGTGTTTTCTTCGTATCGCCAACTTTCATTTCTTTATCTTCGTCCATCTTTTCAGATTTTTCTTTGGCAGCTTTCTTTTTCATTGCGGCTACTTTAGCTTTTGCTTCTAGTAGTTTACCACGCAATTCTTCGCGAGTTGCTTCGCTGATGCTTGTGTTAGCCATAATTGCTTTTTCCTGTTCGTTGAAATGTTTTTCAAAATTCAAGTACTGATAAACGCTTTCGATATCAGCGGCAGCTTTGGTGATCTTATTAGATACCCAGCTTTCTAGTTCTTGACCTTCTTGAACTAGTTTGAATAATTTTGCACTTTGACGTGCTGTTTTGTATAGATCTTCTCTTGCCATGGGTGGACTCCGTTGTCTAATATTTATCTTTTGATTACGGCGACAGCCTGGTTTTCACCCACTGCTCCGAATATGTTTACGTTAGAATTAGTAGCATTTACACTTTTAACTTTAAATTGTTTAGGTGCTTTACCGCCTTTTCCGGGTTTATTTCCTATAACACTAGGCACTGATGCTATCGCACCAGCGTTTGTTCCTGCTGAATCGCCTGCTTCTGCTAGTAATTCTCGCAATCTCATATACCGTACTTGTTACGCTTAGGCTTTGCGATCGGACTAGTAGTGTTAGTTAAATCCGTCATTTCTTGACTAGGGCCTTGAGGAGAAACAACAGTTCCCTTGATGCCTAGAACCTTTTCAGCCATCTTAATCTTGTCGTTTTCTACATCGTTCATGATCCAAACAGTTGGATTATCTCTAACAGGGCCCTCGGGGGGAGTATCTTTGCCACCGGCAATAGCTACACCTAACCTATACATATCATAATAAGTTCCGATTTGATCGTACCTTTTGGCGTAAGGTCCGGCTAATTTCACAGCCCGGCGTATTTCCTGACTTTTAGCCTCATTAACAAACTCTTTTGCTCTCATTTTCTTACACCTCTAAATCCTGCTCCTACGGCTTTTTCGCCTTCCATAAATTTAGGAAGACTAAACCATAGTTTAAACCATTCATCTGTGCCTGGTTGTATGTTCATTTCACGTTGTATACGGCCTTTCTCATTACCAGTAACACTTATGTTACTGCCTTGCTCGGCACGTAATTTATGTAATCTTGCATCGCCGCCTAGTCCGCCCAAGTGTGCTATTGCTTTCATTTCGTGTATAGGATCATTTGGCGCAAGATAACAGTCGTCGGGACTGTCTTGGTTTAGATCAGCACTGGTAATTCTATATTGTCTCATTTTAAACTAGATCTCAGCATCCAACTATGTTTCTTATGTTGATCTTGACGATCTGCTAAAAAATTACTTAGCCCATGGTCCCCAGCCGCTTCAGCCATTTCAAATGTAATACGGAATATTTCAGCCATACGTTCACTGTCTGCTAGCAATTCAGTCAGCATGCCATTCCAATCCGGCACAGCATTCTCATCCTCTACCTTAGTCAACATATTAAATTTGCTGTAACTGGCTGGTGTATAAATTTGCAAAGCACGAAGATGCTCGGCAAAAGGATCAATCGCACCATATACTTCTTTGTATATGGTTTTAAATAGTTTGTGTAGTTGTGCAAACAACGGTCCTTCCACATTCCAATGAAAGTTATGCGCTTTTAAATAAAAGCTGAACTCGCTGGCAAATGCTGTTTTTAGTGATAGATGATATTTATTATGTTCCATTATACACCATATTGGTTACGTTTAGGCTTTGCGATTGGACTAACAGTTTGTGTATCTTCTAATTCTTTACTTTTACCATCTGACATTGCTTGGCTTTTAGAGTGCATTTTTTTATCAGTTGCACGTATAATTTCATTATCGGCTTCTGTGTAACCTATAGTAATCATCTTTTGACCAAACGGGCCTTTTTCGTCAGCAGGACCACGTGGTTGGCTCGCCATAGCAACGCCATAACGATATGCTTTATATGGACTAGAGTTGTCTAAATCTGGATGAATACGTAAGTTAGGCATTGAACTTGCCGTGTCAGCACGTAGCACAGCTTCTTTTAATCTAGCACGAAACTTTTCTTCAAACATTGAATTTAAACTAGATCCTAATCGTCCTTCTGCAAATTCCAATTGTTTTTTGTGTTTAACATCACCTTGTTTGGCAGCTTTCTTCTTGTCCTTGTGTGCGCCTGCACCTGTATTAACGGCATTCTTAGCAACAAAGTTACGTGGTTTAGGAGCTTCTGCTTTTACAGTTTTACTTTCTGCTACACTTTCAACAGTTGCTTGTTCGCCAGTAGGATGAACAGTCCATTTTTTACCTGTAGAAGCTGTCTTCTTAGCACACATGTCTTGTAATTGACGATGTTGTTTTTGTTCACGGTGATCATCTGCATAAGTTCCATGACCTGGTAATACTTTCCACTTCTTGCCGTTAATATGAATAGCAAAATTATTTGGCGGCTCAGTGTTACCTTCGTCCCACTCTTTGTGCGCTCGGCCAAAGCCTTGGTGAGCACTAAATTCATCGCGTTGATACGCATCACGTCGATGCATCGATTCTGCCAATTCTTTCGCTGGTCCTTGTTTCATAACTGGTTCCTGTGGTTCTACTGTATTTACTGGTTCTGCGGTCGCAAGTTTCTTTGCATTTGCCTTTTCAGCTTTTGCGCCGTACGGTTTTAAATAATGCACTACTAAATCAAAATATGGATGTCCAGCAACCATAGTCTCTGCAGATATGCCGGCGGCATTTGTAAATGCTTCTCTATCGCCAGCTAATGCGGCAGCACGTAAATCGCTTGCTTTGCCTTTGCGCATGTCTGCTTTTGCGGCACCAACATCTTTATGAAATAATCTAATATTAGAAAATTTGTAGTACCCGTGTCGGTCTTCCCTACCATTGGCTTTTTGCAAGCCTGGAACAACCCATGCTTCATCTGTTACACAAATTAATTCAACATCGCCGTAACGTTCAAATATAGCAGAAGCCATTGTAAACCAACTTTGTTGTGTGATCAAATGCCCTTTAAGTTCGGGATATATTGCCAACATTGCTTTTTCTTTAATATTAAACGGCAATGGATCAGTAGGACCAACTGTTGACTCGTTAGTGCCTACAAACCAATGTGGAATAGTAGCCGCACGTTTCCATGCAACTTTATGTCCTTTGTGTGGCGGATTAAAACGCCCAAATATAATTGCTACTTGACTCAATCTTTCCACCCCGCATTTTGAAATTTAACATGTCCGTGTTGGAATTTCTTTGGATTTGCATAACGCACAAATCCTTCTGGATTAGTTGCCCAACATTCCGGCTTGTGTTTACTATTTACACTATCGTTGATAGCATGTCGAGAATGACGCATAATTTTCATCAAGTGAAACATGGGCGCCAATGCATTAAATTTTAAATCTGTATTTTTAATATGTTGTTGTTTATTAAGACTAACCTGGGGTTTGCCATCTTTATTAGGTTGTGCCATCCAGTTATAAAACATCTGTGGTGTGATTGTATCAAAATCGTTCGCTGAATTACGTTGGTTTAAAAATTTGTAGAAGAATCCTTGTCTATCGCCCGTAGGAATGTGTGTTACAAAATTTTGAATATTTTCTCCGTGCTGGTCAATATAGCCACCTACTTCTTTAACTTGGTTGATGCTAGACATGTCTACATCAGGCTTTTCATTATTATATATTGGACTTACTACAATCAAACCAGGACTTTTATCAAATTTACTAAAATCGTCTACTGGTATTTGCTCGTTATCCGGAGCACCAAATGTTTTGAATGTTCCGTGTGCTACAACCATCGCTTGTGCTTGGGGAATACGTTTGCTTAAATTTAATGGCCCTGTGCCGTTCGCATCCACGTGATATTCTGATTTACTATGTGGATTAGGATGCATGGTGTATATGCCATTTTGCGCCGTTGGCTTTGTACTGGGCAAGAATAATGCATCGGCATACACGAACCCTACAAAATCTTTAGGAGTTGCCGCATCAAAAATATGATATAGATTACTAAACTCGCTGGCAAATCGTTGACGTTCAGGAGTTATTTCTTCTCCCTTCGCACCTTCACCGCTTTTGTGTAGAATGAAATTTTCTACAGCTTCTGGACTTGTAAAGTCATCCATTGTAGTACCATTACCACGACCGCCTTTAGCCCAACCGTTATGTCCTGCTAGAATTAATGGACCATTCTTTCTTTCTCGTCCCCAATAGATTTGAGGATTGCCGTCCCATTTAAAACGTAATTGCTTGTCTTCTCCAACAGCATCTTCTAAATGCTGTATGCCTTCCTTAATACCAGACAACCCGTAGAATATAATAAAATGCTCCGGGTGGTTGAAAGCACGGCCCAGTGCTATACCTGTTGTAGGATGCGGGCCTGCTTGATTTTCCTTAAGGAATAATTCACGGAGTAACACTATTAATCCTCGTAATGACCGTCTTGGATCTTTTTAGTTTCGTGTTCATGCATATGAGAACAAATTTCTCCCAGAGTTTCTTCGTCTAGTTTTTCTGGAAGTGCTCTAACTTCATGGAATTTATTACGATACTTTTCATACGCTTCGTTGACGGCATCGCTGAACAGCGCCATGTCTGTAGGCTTATTGCCAGCCATGTGATCACGGGCTTTCATAATGCTTGGATAGGTATGACGTCGATATGCATCATCGTCGTGATGCATGAAAAATAGCAAATCGTCTACTAAATCGTAGCCTAAGCCGTGTTTGTCTTGATGTTTTACATCTTTGTCTAGCTCTTGGCCTACACTTTCACAAAGGTCTTTAATTCGCATATAATAGCCCGTTAATCAATAAAATACCCTAACACAAGGGTGTTAGAGTATTTATCGTAATATGGTTAGCAAATTATTCTTTGATTATGCGCTGTATTTTAGCAATACACCCGCCTAAATGCATCTTTACCATGAGCAAATTGTTGGAGCCGGTAACATAAAAATGGGTACCGCCCCAACTACGATTCTTACTCAAATCACGCTTACAGCTTTTTGTAATCTTAACTTTGCTGTTAGTTTCAGCCCATTGTACAAATGCGCTGTACTCTGTTTTAGTTGCCGCAAGAGTTACTTTAAAATCAAAGTCCATCTTGGGCATTACTATTACACCCTCTTCTAATTGTCCTGATTTCGCAGGTTTGCTGATATATTTTACATGATCCGCATATCGTTTTTTTAGTAAATTAATATCTTTTATACTGTTTGTGTATATGCTTATAAATGGACTTTCTACTCTAGTTTCAATGCCGTTTAGATTTTTAAGATCGGCACATAATGATATACTATATTGTAAATCGTCGTGCGTCTTAATCTTATTTTTCCAACCGAATATTGAACTAGCGTTTAAATCGTAATTTTTTAGATCAGTAAGTGCTGTTTCAAAATCCCCGCCGCGAAAACCGGCAGCGGCAGGGCATACCAATACAGCTTTATACTGATACTTTTTTAAAAAAAGACTTTTAGTTTCCTTGTATATCATCTACAATACTTATGTTCGCCGACTCGGAAGCCGCAAACGGTAATTTAGGAGTCTTAGGTTTTACTGCAAGAGCGATTTTATCATCGTCAATAGTAATAGTTACCCAGCCGCCTTTCTTCAACTCTCCAAACAACATGAGTTTAGCAAGGTCACGTTTAATTTCCTTGTCAATGACACGTTGCAACGGACGAGCACCCATCTTAGCATCGAATCCTTTATCGATAAGCCAATTAACAGCTTCTTTATCAATTTTGATACGCACTGCCTTGTCTTTAACTTGTTCTTTAAGTTGGTCGATAAACTTGTTAACAATCTTAACCATAGTATCTCTACCAAGTTTATTGAATGTAACAATACCATCTAAGCGATTACGGAATTCAGGAGTTAAAAACTTCTTTAAGTCCTTATCGCTATACTCTTTTTCTTGCCCGCCAAAGCCAATTGCGTTCTTTTCAGCATCGCTTGCACCGGCATTAGTAGTAAGGATAAGAATAATATTTCGACAGTCTGCTTTCTTGCCGTTAGATCCTGTAATAGAACCGTTATCCATTAGTTGTAGCAATACTGTCATTACATCTGGATGAGCCTTTTCAATTTCATCTAGTAACAATACAGCATTGGGAGCTTCTTGGATCTGAGTAATCAATTGACCAGCATCTTCTTCGAATCCAACGTACCCTGGAGGACTACCGATTAATTTACTAATGCTATGCTTTTCTTGATATTCACTCATATCAAAACGTAGCAACTTAACACCTAAGTTCTTAGCTAAACTCTTAGCAGTTTCAGTTTTACCAGTTCCAGTCGGGCCCATGAACACAAAGCTACCAACAGGTTTGTTCTCTGATTTAAGGCCAGCTTGTGCAACCATAATCTTATCAACAATTTCTGTAATAGCAAGATCCTGGCCGTATACTTCTGTAGACAACTTGGATTCTAAGTTAACCAGATTTTCGCTTTCTTGCTCTGCGACCTGCTCTTCTGGCATGTTAATCATTTTAGAAAGTTCATATTGAATACTTTCTGAAGAAACAACACGTTCTTCTGCTAGCTTTAAATTAAAGCGGGAACATGCTACGTCGATTAAATCGATGGCCTTATCGGGCAATTTCTTATCTGATTGATATTTCACGCTTAACTTAATTGCAGTTAGTAGCGCATCATCTTTAATCTTGGTATTATGGAACTGTTCATAATACTTTTTAATTCCTTTAAGGATCTGCAATGTAACTTCTTGAGTAGGCTCGTCAACTGTGATGCGTTGGAAGCGGCGCATTAATGCACGGTCCTTTTCAAAGTGTTTACGATATTCTTCCCATGTAGTACTTGCGATAACTTTGATAGTACCTTTGCTCAGTGCTGGCTTCATCATATTAGACAAGTCGTTAGCACTATTGCTTGCTGAACCCGCACCACTAATCATGTGCGCTTCGTCGATAAACAAAATAGTTTTGCCTTTTGTAGCAAGTCCTTTAAGAACCATTTTAAATCGTTCTTCAAAATCGCCGCGATATTTACTGCCTGCAAGCATGGCACTAATGTCTAGATTATAAACACTATATTCTTTGAGAAAGTCGGGAACTGCGCCTTTGACAATATTGTATGCAAGTCCTTCTGCAATAGCAGTCTTACCTACTCCAGGATCTCCAACAAGGATTACGTTGTTTTTACTACGACGTCCCATAGCCAGCGCAACATTTTCTAATTCGTCAATTCGACCAATTACAGGATCGATTTTATTCTTCTTAACTTGCTCGTTAAGATTAGTAGTAAATGCTTTCAGAGCTTTGTTTCCTTGTGCAGAACCCATGTCAGGTTCTTCTTCATCTTGAGTTTCGATGCTGTTATTCAAATAATCAGCAAACTTATCTTTGTCAATCTCTGCTTGTGCAATATAAAAATGTGCCCAACTACGTTTCTCGCCCATCATGGCAAGGAATACATCGGCAGGTTCAATCTTTTGACGTCCGTTAAACAGCACTTGTGTAAATGCTTTGTTAAGCACACGTTCGACTGCTTGTGTTTTCTTAGGTTTAACTACAGGACCAGCCGCAGTAATTTCGTCGCACTTATTTTTTAAATAATGCTCGAGATTCTTTTTAATAAATTCCGGGTCGCTTCCGTAACCTTGGATAGTGTTTGAAAATGCTTCTTCGCACAGCATGGCAAACAATAAATGTTCGATCGTTAAGTATTCGTGATTATTTTGTTTTGCAGTTTCGATTGCTTTTTCGAATACTAATTGCAAATTGTCGCTTGGTTCAACCATTTAGTTTCCTCTGTTTCTTTCGTGCCATTTGTAATTTTAATGCACTTACATGTTCTGTAAATGTAATTCCATTTAAATGATCTAGTTCATGTTGGAAGCATCTTGCATCAATGCCTTCTAATTCTATTATACACGGTTTTCCGGTATTGTCAAGATAGCCGGCAGTAATTTTATTATGGCGAGAGACTTTGAGCCATAGTTCTGGAAAACTCAAGCATCCTTCTCGGTCTTCGATTAAATCGTTATCGCCGAACATGATCCATGGGTTAAAGCATCCAAATTGTCTGCCGTCTTGTGTACGCATAACAAATACTCTGCGTAGTAATCCAACTTGGTTTGCGGCTAGTCCGATGCCATTAAATGAATTCATTGTGTCGAGCATTTCTTGCTCGACTACTCCGGCATTGACATGTTGATTAAAATCCCAATTCTCCGCTTCTTGTTTTAGAATTGGATTAGGATCTTTGACTAATGAGAACATCTAATTCCCTCAGTTTAGTTATTAATGCCGGATCTCTTATAGTAGGCGTTTTTATTTTAACCACAGTTACAAATCTGCCCTTAACTTGATGATTTACGTTTTGAAATCCTTGTCCGGCGCTGGCAAATTCTACTCCAGTTTCTACACCTGCACGAATTTCTAATTCTATTGTAGAACCTGTAATGGTTTTTACAGCTTTCCTACAACCTAGCATAGCTTCGATTGGACTTATTTCTACAGTAGTATACAAGTCATCGTTCCTACGTTCAAAGTTGCGATCGGGTTGAATTAAAATAGTAACATTTAAATCCCCACGTGGAGCACCGGGTGTACTATCGTCACCTAATCCGGGATAACGTATAGTCGATCCGTGATCGATACCAGCCGGTACATTGATGACTACAGTTTGTGTACGACCACTAGGTAATTGATATTGTGCTTCTAATTGTTTGCCTTGAAAACTATCTAACAATGTAATCTGACATTGTATATTAAGGTCTCTATTTCTGCGTTGTCGATGCATTTGACCAAATATATCTCCAAAAGGATGTCCTTGTGGAAATTGTTGGCCAAACATTGCACCGAATGGATCAAATCCGTCAGTGGTAAATCTTACTTGCGGGCCACCACCAAATCTCCTCTGTTGGTCATACTCGGCACGTTTTTGTGGGTCGCCTAGAATATCGTTGGCAACACTAATATCTTTGAATTTGGCTTGATCCCCACCCTTGTCTGGATGATGTTTATTAGCCAAAGTTCTATATGCTTTTTTTATTTCGTCTGGGCTAGCATTTTCGCTAACACCTAGTGTTTGGTAATAATCAGTCATAGTCGTAAAAAAGGCTCCGTTTATAGTATTAATTATACTATTTTAAACGAAGCCTGTCAAGAAATTGATTACTTTTTCTTGCCGTCT